AAGTTAACTACAAATGCTTCGAGGTATATTAATGGTAGGATAACAAAATCAATACCTGATAGTTTGGATAGATCAGGGGATGTTGTCTTGGGTTCTACTTTAATAACCTCAACTTTAGGTTTCGCAGGTGTTGTCTTGCGTGTCCTTCTCTTGCGAGGTGTTGTAGGTGTTGTCAATGTAGATAATAATAAATGACGAGAGAAAACAAAACGATTAACTGAGAGGTTCGACTTAAAGACCTGTTCCACCTCGTTTTAACTATGCTAGTTAAATCTTTAGTCATCTAATGACTTAAGGGATGAGATCACCCATGCCTCAGTAGGTTGGTTTGTTTTCCCATTAACATATTACCATAGGGTCAACCCCTTGCAATCATGCTTGTGCCAGTTTGTTGACCTGTCCACACTTACAATCGGGGCAATCGATCTCTGATCGGTAACCTTCCAGTTTATTCAGTAGTTTTCCCAGTTCTAAACCATTTTGACAATAGTTCCCTAAACTCTTGCGAACTGTATCAATCATAAGATCAGTTTCTTCCTGACTAAAAACGTATCTCATAGTAGCAATGCTCCGATAATGAACCCCTTACCAAATGCTAGGCATAACATTTGATAGTCTGTTAGATTCCACTTATCTTGTAACTTTTTAGCAAGTGCTTTATCCCAATCCTTAATTTTGGTCAGGGCATTACCCAAGTCAAAATTATACATAAGTGTCCTCCTAAAATACTATTTATTTTCTGGTTCTTTGCCAGTTATATCTTTTGGCAAATCCTCATTTCCAGGATGTTCTCTTATATAACCAGTATAATTTTTCTTGTTGTAGAAATGGGTATCCTCCAAATATAAATCCTCCCATTGATGTGCATAAACTAATACTTTTACCTGTCTCTTGCCGTTCATAGTCTCTGGGTCATCCCACTCATGAGTAACTATAGTAACGTATTGATCTGATATGAAATCAATATAACCTTCCTCTCCGTCAGGTGTCTTGACTCTCATACCCTTCTCAAGTGACTTGAGTATGTTTTTTAGTTCCAATCTTACAGACTCCGATAGAAAAATAGGTGTACTCATAATTTTAGTAGTGAAGTGGGATTACCAAAATCACCCTTAAGAAATATATTAAATGCTAGTGAGTATCTCTCTCGCATTATTTGATTAGGTGTAACTAAATGTACCAAGGAACTGGGGAACATTACCACCATGCCATCCTTAGGTTGTATTGTCCATTGCTTACTATTATATAGATTACCTGTTTTGATACGAGGTGCAACCATACAATAAGATTGATCTCTGAATACTAAATCACCACATCTTTCATGTGTTTGTAGATAACAAATACCACTAAACATGCTGTTGCGGTGGGAATGGTCATGTGTTTTCTCTTGGAATTTATGTCTATTAATCCATGAGCAAGTATATGTTATTTCATGACATCTTTCATCAATTCCCATCACTTTCCATACATATTCTTCCACATGATATTGTAACCAATCTCTAAATTTAGGTATTCTATCCAGAACATTCATTTCGAATGTCTGACTACCTTCTCTTGGTGCTTTGTGATACTCCCATCCCTCAATGTCTCTAATAATATTAGGCATTGATGGGTCTTCTGCAACATATACAGGGGATGAGAACAGAGGTAGTATATCAGTTCTTACTGAAGTTCGCATTGATTAGAATCCTATTTTTGTGTTCACTTGGTGAATGACCAGTATGTTCTATCTTGCCATCAAATAATAATAGTCTGTTCGCTTTCGGTTCTACTTGCATATACCCATGTCCTTCCAATGGGTCTCTTAGTAGGGTGTTGCCATCACTATCATTAACATAGTATATACACACCCAATGTGGTTCTTTCTCATCAACGTGCCACCCATGTCTATATCCATTTGGATTAAGTATTGTCATGTCTGCTCTAACCCTCAAGACATTTCGGGCATTTAGGGCAGATTCCATCTGTTCTACGAGGTGTGCAAATATGGGATGTTCCTCAGCAGTTAACCAATGATTAAAACCAAATGCTTCTAGGTCATCATTACCATAGGTTAAAGTTTGTTGCATAAACCAAGGGAACTCCCATGATGTCATGTAATCATGCAGTTCCTTCCATTTATCATGATCGAGGAAATTATCCTCAATCTTCATGCTTGAGATGTAAGGCGGACGCAATTTCATCTATCAACTCACGTTGTTCATCTGGTAGTTTTCCGAGTTTATTATACCACTCTTTCTGTAATAAGAAAAGTGCTTTAGTTAATGTTTGTTTATGCTTCTGCTGTAGAGTCAAACACTCTACTGCTATTGATGTCATGATGCCCCCACATGCGGATTAATACTATTTAGAATAGTTGATACGATTTCCGATCACTACACTCACACCTCTTAGGACACCAGATAGGTACTGATATTGAGAGTCTCTTCTTAGAGGGATATGCTTTGTGTAGTTTCCTTTGTGGCAAGTATAGCACATCTCCCGCTTTAAGCACAGTATCCAACTGAATTGTCAGTTCATCCTGACTTGGTACATATGGGTACTCTTCTGTGCTTGGTATCAATGCACTTGCTCTGTTCTCATACACTACCCATCTAGTCTCACCATCCATCTGCATGATATAAGTTGGACCTTGATCCCAATGTGGATGAAATGATTTTGCTTGTGGTCTTGTACCTAAGTTCATAAAGATATGACAGTCAGCACACCCATCAAATCTAGTCTCGAACTCATTTAATAGTTCTTCTACCTTACTATTACCATGACCATACTGTGATATATTTACTGTCCATCCATCCTTTGCATACGCAAATAGATCAGTCTTCTTATATACTCCCTTATAAAACCATGGTTCTTCTACTGTCTCTAAATCTATTCTCTTACCATCATCACCTAATACTGTAGTGATGTAATTCCATGGGGCATTTAGGGCATTTTCTGCATCCTCCCATGTGACTATCTGCCCTACAGCATTATGCCATACTCTAGGTTCATCATTATACTTATAGACCTCAGGGTCAAGAAATTCGTAGTTTAAAATTGACATTCATTGCAATCCTAATACCCTGTGTAGGTGATGATGAAGCATGGATCTCTGATCCATCAAATACTATCATCTTACCTTTAAGTGGTGACTCTCTGTGAATGATCTTGTGATTCTTATCGAAGAAAAATGTATCACCCTCTGCTTCATTCACATAATATAGTGCAGTAGTGTGATCGAAATCATAATCTGTATGTGGTGCATGATGTAGCATACCATCAGGATAGCATAGTCCTAATCGTACACGATATATGTCCTCCACTCTTGCATCACATTTATCTGCAATGCAATGCAATGCACTCTCAAATAATCCTGTCTGTTGACTGACAGGTTCATACTCATCTATTATTTGATGAGAGAATGACTGTGCCTTGATACCATCATGACTGTCTGCAACTTGATATGTAGTATCATCTAACCAATACCATGGAAATGTAGGGTTACGACAAATACTGTCCAGTTGATTAACTATAGGTTCTGGTAGTGTATTAAAAACGGATTTCATACTGTCTCCTATCACTTGGTACATCACGAGGATATGCACATGGTATGCTCATACTTAATCTCTTACCACCTGGAAATGGTTTATGGTATGTCCTCGCAGGAAAATACATTACATCACCTGCTTCTAGTGTAACGTCAAGATCAACTGTTAGGTTATGTCCTACATTATCAGGACTATATGGGTTGTCATCCATCTTAATTAATGCACTACACCTCTCTTTATATACTTGCCAGTGTGTTTCTCCTTCTAACTGACATATAAAATTGGGTGGTAAATCCCAGTGTGCACCAAAGGATACACCATTTGGTTTAGCATTACCAAATATATGTGCATCACAATTACAATCATATCTGTCCTCTATATTTTCTAATAGATTATCTACTGCTGCATTATAATGTCCATACTGTTCTATAGTAAATGTTAATCCTTCCTCAATACCTTGGAACAGTTCTTCCTTGATAGGAAACTTATCCTCATACCATACCTCAAACTTCTCAGTAAGGTCTAGTCTCCTACCATCAGTATTGAGCAAGCAACATCTATAGTGCCATGGGTTATTCATGCACTTGGTTACATCATCCCATGTACAATACTGTTCGGGATTCTTTAATACTCCTTTCCAGACTCTTGGTCTATCATCTGTCTGGAATATATTTGGATTTAGAAATGGTAAATTAAGAACTTCCATAGTCTCCTTCACTTGGGTCTAGTGGGAACCCACTAAAATTTATACTAATAGCAATGCGTTCATCTTTGCCATTTGGTTGTGTCTCATGATATAACCACGAGGGGAATATAACATAATCATATGACTTTGCCTTATGTATGTGGTGCTTCTTGTTATTTGTGAACATATAATCTAGAGGTGACAAACCCCAAATAGATTCTATTGGATCACGAAATAATAAATGACCATAGTCAGGGTTCTTCTTAAGATAATATACACACGATACATGTGACTTACCTGCACCTGCAGTATGACTATGTTCCCCTGTGCTATCTCCTTCGAAATGCTGATTCGCCCACATAGCATCCACATACATGTGGAAGTCTTTACGATAATTTAGAGTATTATCCCAGTAGTCATGTACTGCATCTAACATAGGCATGGTTAACCAATCAAATATAGGTGATTGATACAATTCCATTCCTTGTTTTAGTTCACCAGTTGACTTACCTGTTTCGTTTGCCCATACACCACGATTAGCAACTGCCCATGCTTCATCTAAGAATGATAATGATTTAGACAGTTGTTCATCAGTTGGAACTATCGTTCCCGTCACTACGGGTACCGAGAATAGTTGTTCTATCATGACTTTTAATAATATCAGACATATCTCTTTTGTTCCTGTTCGGAATCAAATTAAATGAGATACTAATACGATCTTCATCAGTATGGTTCTCTCTCACACCATGAGATACCCATGATGGAAATAGAACTAATCGACCTTCTTTTGGTGGATAAGACATAGTTGCATGAGTATGTGGTGCTTCTGCCTTACTCAAATCCTCTGCTAATCCGAGAGAATGAACTACATATCCCTCCATAGGATTCTTATGGAATGTGATACTACCACAATCCCCTTCCTTAGGAGTCTTGACATAAAATGCACCAGACATTATAGAACCTGGATGCACATGTACCTCATTATATCCTCCCTTGTTATTAATGTTGATCCATACGTTAGCAAATTCCAACGTAGTAGCACATGACTCAAATGAATCAAATGCTTTATTACCCCAGTGTTTAATTTGTCTGCATAAATTAGCAAACTCATCATCCTCTGGTTCTTGCACTAATTCCTCACCAAAAAAGTCAGGGGACTGATAATTCAGTATTCCCCTGTTACTTCTTTCTTTTGTAGGCATACTCTCAGCAATACCATAACATATTTCTTGCATTGCTGTTACATCAATATCTAAATCCAACCACCAAATAGGAGTGGGAAAAATATAATCAAGATTGAGATCCATTAGGTCAACTTGTTAAGATCGTCTCTTACTTCTCCTTGCCAATCTGATAATTTACTATAGTCTTTCTTCTTCTTTGCACTATCTGAGTACTTAGAGGAAGTTGCTACCTTGATATTACTTCTCTCCTTCGCCATTTCAGATTCTAACCATGGTTGTGGATCCTCTTTAAGTACAAACTGACGATACAAGTTAAGAGTCTCAAGACCACCTTCGATCTTAACCAAATCATCCCTCATTTCATTGAGTTCAGTGAAATTGATTCTAGTCTCAGGTCTATCGAATGACATGGATGTCATACCTTCTTGCATCTCTTGATACTTAAGGAACATTTCTCTATGCTGATAGATAAGATTCTTCCATAAGTCATCAAGTGTTTGTACTGCTTCATATGCAGTTTCCACTTCTTTTATTACCTCAGGGGGCAATTCGGGCAATCCTAGGTCTTCTAAATCCTGATTTATATTTTCTGGATCGAGTTTCGTTGCACCTGCATCTAGGGATGGGTTAATACCATCTACCTCAGCATCCTCAAGGTTAATTACCTTTTTTACATCTTCTGACATTTTACTCCTTATAAATGGTCTGGTTTAAAAACTCGTAAGACGAGGGTAAAGTCTCACAATATTCTAGCATGTGTTGGTGCCACTCGTCAATGATCTTCTCTGCGTTGGCGAGTGCTTGCTCATCCTCCTCAGGAATTATCTCATTGCACATCCTTGATAAAGGTAGTGTCACTTTATTTATAGGGTTAAAACCCATACCTGCTGCACAATATCTTGGACCATCATTATACTCTATACTACCAAGATTTGTTAAGAAATCGAAGTTTATGTACTTATGTGACCCATAACGCATGAACAGGTTATCAGCACCACAGAAATCATAGTCCACCACCTCTGATGCTGTCCTCCAGAAATCTGTTTTACGTTCAGAGAAAGCATAGTGAGCAGCAACAAAGTTCTTATGCCCTTCTATCTCATGGTCTGCTACCTGATTAATCATTTCCTTTTCTACCTTAGGAATGAATCCATTACGTCCTGATAATGCATTGCATAATCTAATCACTTGTTCATGTGTAACTAATAGACCAGTGGACTCTAATGGTTCTACAAAACAATTAGATAAACCAACAGCAATAACATTACCAACAAATGATTTCTTATGCTTACCCATCTTAAATGGGATAGTTCTATATGATACCTGATCTGCTCTATACTTTCCTCTTGTCTTTACCAAATAATTATACAACTCTACTTGTGCTTCATCTTCTGATATAAAATTACTAGAGTAAACATATCCTAGTCCACCACGTTCCCACAATGGTACATCCCACACCCATCCATTATCTAATGCTGTACAGTTGGTTGTATTAGTAACTTCTTTCTCAGGATTTTCATGTGGTACTGATATTGATATTGCTTTATCATTTAATAGACAACCTCCATCATTATAATGGAATGACTCAAAGGGTACATCCATTGCTTCTCCTAATAGCAATGACTTAAACCCACTGCAATCTACAAATAGATCAGCACTTAATGTCTTACCATTATATACTACACAATCAATATCACCATTATCTTTTTTACTTACACCCGTTACTGTACCCGTAATATGTTTGACTCTCTTACATACATTATTCTTTAACCACTGTCCGAACTTAATAGCATCTATATGATATGCAGTATCAACCCATGGTTTCCAATAGGTAGTATCATATGTGAGTTTATTATATTTGGTGAAGTGTGCTACTGGATTAAATGTAGTAGCAAATGTATCGTTAGTATATTTTCTTGGTTTAGTTGCATTAAGTACGAACCATGCCATCCATGGAACTTTACTTTCCATCTCATCTGGTGATCCAAAGGGATATAACCAACTCTCTCCTTTCTTCCAAAAGTCATTAAAACTAATAGCAGTTTTATAGGTTGCACCTATATCTTTCATCCAATCAGAATCTTTGAGTCCTAATAATGATATGAATCTACGAATCTGTTGTAGTGATGACTCACCCACACCTATAACACCCTGATTTGGATCCTCAATTAATGTGACGTTAACATGAGGGCATAGCACATCCAGTGCTGCAGCAGTCATCCAACCACTACTACCACCACCAACAATAACTATGTCCTTAACTTGCATAAATCTTTCTCAACGTATAGTCGTATGACGATTCCATATCCTTTGTCCAATCATACATGGTCTTCCTCCATTCGTCAAATGTCCTATCTGCTTCATTCAGATAGAACTCATCATAATCCTCAGACAAATTATTCATCAGACGCTTGAGGTATAGAGTATGGTCACAAATAGGATTAAATCCCATACCTGCTGCTATATATCTGACACCATCATTATGTGCAGGATCACCGATCCACTCATATGATACATGTTTCTCTGCTGAGTATTTAACAAATAGATTATCTAATCCACCCTCTGTGAAATTATATGATATATCATCTGCTACTGTCTGCCAATATTTACCTTCCCTCCTACTGAAAGCATAGTGAGCAGAAATAAATGTCATGAAACCATCTATCTCTAAGTCTGCTACTAGATTCATCATATCTATTTCTGCTCTATTAGTATATCCTTCTCTACCTGCTAGTGTTGTACATAGTCTAGTAATTTGTTCATGTGTAGTTACTAAACCAGTTGCTTCTAATGGTTCCACGAAACAATTAGAGAGACCAATAGCACATACATTCTTTACCCATGACTTCTCATGCTTTCCATTCTTAAATGGAATAGTTCTCATGGATGCTTTGTCTGCTCTCTCCTTTCCTCTTGTCCTAACCAAATAATCATATAGTTCTTGCTCTGGATTCTCTGCGAAATCCTTTGAGTACACATATCCTACACCAGATCTCTCCCATAATGGTACATCCCAGACCCAACCATTATCTATAGCAGTACAGTTAGTGCTATTGGTTATCTCTGTAGATGGGTCTACATGGGGCATGTGACACGCTACAGCAGTGTCATTTAGCAATGAACCCCCATCATTATGGTGATAACTAATAAATTTAGATCCACATGTCTGTTCTAATAGTAGAGACTTAAATCCTGTACAATCAATATATAAATCTGCTTCGAACTCTCTACCATCATCCGTGTATAATTTCTCAATATAACCACGGGCATCTTGGGCAAATTTAGCAACATTACCCGTATGATATTCCAATCCTCTTGGCAAACAATAGTTTTCCTTTAACCATTGTCCAAACTTAAGTGCATCAAAATGATATGCACTGTCCACCCATGGGTTCCAGTGGGTCTCATCATCAGTTAATTTATTATACTTAGCTAATGCACCTACACTATTAAAACACTCAGCAAATGTACCCCTGTGATATTTCTCAGGTCTAGTTAAATTTAATGAGAACCATGACATCCACCCATGTGGTACTTCCTTCAGTACTTTCTCAGCACTACCGAATGGATAATCCCATGTCTCACCTTTCTGATAGAAATCATTAAACCTTATATTTACCTTATAAGTTGCACCAGTCGCTGCCATCCACTGTTCATCTTTTAAGTCCAATAACTTAAAAAACTCGTTGATCTGTCCGAGAGTAGATTCTCCGACACCACTAACAGGGTAGTCGGGACTCTCGATCAACGAGGTTTTAATGTGTGGGCATAATTTTAGGAGTGCTGCAGCAGTCATCCAACCTGCAGTTCCACCCCCAACAATGAGGACATTACGAATTTTCATAATAAAGGATTAAATTTATCCTACATCAGTAGTTATACGATCATCAAGATCGGGTGCGTGTGATGTTGGTGGAGTTCCCAATTCTGGATTAGTATCCACTGCTTCTGTGACAGGTGCTGAAGTTATAGGTTGTGCATCAACATGATCTGAACCTGTTGCTACATCACCACGATCAGCAAATTCACAAAGTTTAAACTCTCTGCGAACACCTATATCCATTTGCTCTGGAGTATTCCATGCGGGCATGTTGTCATCATGTGGGAATGGTTGATCTGGTTCTTCTGCTACTCTTTCAGTAATAGTTGCATTAGGGTCTGCAGGGTCAACTACTTCTACCTCTTTCCATGTGATAGGACGTGCTTCTGATTTAACTTTCTTAATGTGCTGATAGAACTTACCTTCTTTAGCTTTCTCACCAAAGAGACCTGCATCTATATCTTTCCAGAGCATTCCTAATTGAGTACCTGGTTCACCATAGGCAATAAGTTTCTCTTGCAATGGATCTGTGTATAAGAAGTCAGGGATCCACTCTCCTAACATCATTCTCCATTCGATATCTACCTCGTCAGGTGCATCAACCCATTTAAGTGAAGATCCTGGACCTGTGTAGACTTCGAACTCTTCGCCTTTCTGGACGATATCGGTAATGAAACCATCTGATCTAATTAAACAACTTTTCATTTTAATCGAATTCGTAAACTACTACAATACCCTGACGACCATCGCCACCTCTCTCACCGTTTCTTCCAGATGAACCACCTGCACCGTATGCAGCATGTGATCTGTAACGCTGAGCCCATTGCTGTCTCCTGTGGGTAGTAGGAGACGAACCGCCCCAGAAACTTGTACCACCATGTCCTAAACCTGGTGGGTTTCTGTGTGCCTGACCTGAACCACCATAGATTCTAACAGAACCTTGATTAGGGTTACCACCCAGTGATCCTTCATGTTGTTGGTTCCTGTTAGCACCTTGTCCACCACCTGATGAACAATAGTTACCAAAGGATGAAGTACCTCCATTACCACCACGAGACTGGTAATTAGTACCACCACCACCGCCACCAACAGAAACGGAAATGGAGTTAATGTTTTCTACATTAACAATACTTTCGGTGTGTGCACCTGCGGATCCAGATTCACCATAACCTGATCCACCGCCACCACCTGCAGTGCATTTCACCCATATACGCTTAATTCCACTGGGTTTGTTCCATGTGGAATTAGAGTTATATACACTGATTGATTTTGGTCCACCACCTGCTTCGATCTGACCCCATGACATTGATGATCCGTTAGTAGTAAGAAACTTACCTGACTGACCCGATACTGATGGGATAACCTGTGATGAAGAACCTGATATGGTTCCGTTGATGTTGATGTTGGATACGGTTAGAGTACCATTCACTGTAATAGAACCAGAACTGAGGTCTAAACCACCAGAACCAGAAAGGTCTCTAATTGCCGATACTTTGAGGGTACTCATTGATTACTCTGTCTCCTTCCTTGTTATTTATATTATAAAAATTCATAGACAACTACGATACCTTGGCGACCATCGCCACCTCTTTCAGGGTTCTTACCTGATGAACCACCTGCACCGTATGCAGCATGACCACGATATCTTTGTGCCCACTGTTGTCTTCTGTGGGTTGTTGGTGATGCTCCACCCCAAAAACTACAACCACCATGTCCTAAACCTGGTGGGTTTCTATGTGCTTGAGAAGAACCACCATAGACTCTAACTGAACCTTGGTTGGGGTTACCACCTAATGCACCTTCATGTTGTTGGTTACGGTTTGCACCTTGACCTCCACCTGATGAGCAGTAATTACCAAAGGATGAAGTTCCTCCATTACCACCACGAGAGTTATAATTGGTACCACCACCTCCACCTCCAACTGATACTGAGATAGAGTTAATATTAGTTACATCAACAAAAGTTTCTGTATGTGCACCTGCAGCTCCAGATTCACCATAACCTGAACCACCTCCTCCACCACCAGTACATTTAACCCAAATACGTCTGATGTTACTTGGTTTATTCCAAGTAGAACTTGAGTTATATACTGATATAGAGTTTGGTGCTCCACCACCACCTGATACAGCAGACCATGATATGCTTGATCCATTAGTGTAGAGAAAACTACCTGCTTGACCACTTTGTGAGGGAATAATATACCCTGAGGATCCACTTATAGTTCCATTGATAACCAATTTATTGACTGTTAATGAGCCATTAGCAGTGATCGCCCCACCAGAGAACGACATACCGCCTTGGTTAGACAAATCCTTTACTTGTGCGACATTTAATCTTGTCATTGGTTATGATTTAGCTCCTTCCTTCTATTTAGCTGAGTAGGACTTATATGTTGTAACGGTTCCACCCTAAAAGCATATTTACCGTTATCTATAATTTCTGGTAAGAAATTCATACTGATAGTTCTTCTACCCTTCCAAAGATTATATATTGCTTCATATCCATGGAGCATCTCAGCGTTCCAGATGAATAACATACCCTCTTCGGGTGAGGATTGGTGAACTTCCTTTGTATATTTATTACCTTGATTTGCTATGCGTGGTTGACGCATCTGTGACAGACTGGGTACACTGTCCTTATATGTGCTTCTGTAGAAATCTAATGGTGCATGTAATTTTGGATCGAAATCCACAAAGTATGTACCAACTATCATACAGTTATTATGATTATGCTTGATCTGCCAAGTGTGCTCTGTCTGGCACATGTTCATCCAACAATCTGTGATCAGCATATTAGATTCATTTAGATCATACTCTAATATTTCAGTAAAGAAATGAGTAGATGATTCTAAAAGAAAATCCTCAAAATCATTTAACCTATCATCAAACCTTAATAAACTACTATTAGAAATATTAAAGTAATGATGTAGATTCTCTTCGGCAACGTTGTCGTTCCACTCATCATGTCCTTTAGGTATTTCCTCAAGAACACGATCACATACATCTTTTACGACCTGTTGGTCACCACCATACCTATATTTCCCAATAAACTTGGGAAAAAATTCCTCAATCTCAAAATCCATAGTTTAGAAATTATGTTGATTAGTCGATAAGAGATAATAGTTACCTATCGAATACGCTCCACCATCATTAAATCCGATGTTAGAGAGGTTTTTAAGGTTGTTACGAGAACCTCCGTACATATTTAGATACCCGTCAGCAGAGTAATCCCCGTTGGGTTCTGAATGTGTATTGTCTCTTAACCACCATCTACCACCATCTGTAACTCTCCAGTCATGAGTATTGTTACCACCATAATCAGCAGATCTCATGATCCTTCCAGTATAGTTGCCCCCGCCACCAGTCTTGTAGACATCACCACAACCGACAAAGAAGTTTGGCCAGTTGCCACCATTAACTATTGTAGCATAGTTTGCTGCTGCTCTCCATGCATACTTAGATCTACCATAGAACATGTCAAGTCCTAAGTCGGCACCACTATGGTATTGTCCATGGTAATTAATGTTTCTACCACTACCATTAATAGGATAGAAATCATATCCACCACCATCTTCAGAAGCATCAACATACATCTGAAGTGGATTAGGCATGGAGTGTGACTGAATCCAGTATTGACCACTGGACTGTACAGCACCATATGCCACACCATACTTCCCAGATTCCATAGCGGACTCTGGACTGGATCCATTTCCGAAATTTAATTCTGAGGCATTAACAACTCTAATACGAGAATGGGAAATATAATATGCTTCGTCTCCTCTACTCTGGTTAAGATCCGTTCTATGATCCACCTGCACACTTGCAGATGTATGAGGAATCCATCCAGATGAAAATCTTAGATAACACATAGTGCCATCATTAGAACCGTTCCATGGTTCATAACTATAGTCATTATCACATCTACACAATAGGGTTGCACCACCTGTTACTGATCTATCATGGTTCCCTACTAATTCTCTAAATCTATTCTCATTCCACTGCTTTCTCCAGTTAGCAAATCTATTACCATCAATATTAATATGCTGATACTCATTATCCCATGAGTCTACATGGTGGATAAGACAATCATAAGATAGGTATTGATGTGCAGGGAGTCCACCTACATTAAGTTGATATGTACGTCCTGAACCACCCCAACCATGCCAATATCCACCACCACCAGTATATCCTGACGGTGTAGGACTAACTGACATCGAGGAAGTTTCAGAATAATTCCAGTTACTTATGTAAGGTCTTACATCATTCCCCTCATCATATACTGTTTCTCTTCGGACTGATGATCCACCAGCTCCACCAGTTACAATTTTAGAAATTCCAATAGGCATGATTAAACACTATATTGTACTTGGTTTCCAAATACGTTCCAACTTTCGCCATCAACGTAGAAGAAGTAGTTGATAACATCCCATCCACTACCAGAACTAGGTGATGCTGCATAAACTGTAGTAGTATTCTGTCCATTTATATTTACATCATTTACAGTACCAGTACCATTTACCTGTCTTATAATTACCTGTGCAGTATATACGAAACCACCGACATTAGGAACATTATTAAAGTTAATTGAGAAGTTACCATTATAACCTGAGGGGTTAGTAGTAATAAAAATTGTTGCTTGACTGTGATCTACAGTCACACTACCAGACTTAGAAAACGCTATGAAGTTTTCTTTTGTTTGTCCAAACTCAAATGTAGAACCTGGAACCATTCTTAGGTGTTCATTAATACCAACGTTATTAAAGTATCTGTATGAACTTAGATCCTCGTCAGGACCAATAATTGTCCATGTTGCACCATTCTCAATAGTAACAGTGTAACCGTTTGCAATAGTAATAGGAGCAGCAGTGAAACCGTTTGTAAATTCTACACCACCGTTAGCTGTTGGACCAACTGTAAGATTCTCTGATATTGTAGTTCCGTTGGTTCTAATAATAGAATTCTCACCAACTGAGGGACCACCACCACCTACGCTATCCCAACCAGGTGAACCAGATACATCTTGTTTCCATATCTGTGCTTCATCTTCTGTAGAGTTATATACTAACGTTCCATAAGCAGGAGTACCAAGTGCATTAACTGCTGCTTGGTTAAGTTCTGGCAGATTAAGTTGCTCTGTAACTGTTAGAGCAGTAACAATCGCTCTAGTTGCAGCATCAATCTGGTTTCCAATAATCTTTGTTGACATAATCCCCTCGGTGAAACTTAGATAACAAGTTCACGAATCTGAATAACGTCACCAGTTGCAGGTGGAGCAGATATACTAAAGTCAACAGCATTACCTGTTACTGTATAGTCCACACCAGGAACTTGAGCGACACCATTTAGAAATACTAAAAGTGAGTAAGCAGTGTGTCCAGGCGAAATATTAAACGTCTGTGTTGCACCATTACCATTATATGTAACACCGTTATTGCTATTTGCAATACCAGTTGCTAAAGAGTATTTATCTGCACAACCGTATTTACCAGTAACATCTAAGTCACCAGAAATATAAGTGTTACCACCAATCTTCATCCTGTTGGATGCGTCAGGTGACATACCAATACCATAATGAGTTACACCACTGTATCTGTTAGATGTAATAGGTGTAGTATCACTCAATCCAATCTTGTACCATACACCAGTATCATACACCCATCCGAGTGATTGACCAGGTGCCCAGTCAATGTTATAACAAATGTCACCATTGTTAAAAGCTAACCCTGACTGTAGGTCTGGTAGTCCATTAAGTTCTTCTGCTAGGAATGTCTGCTTCAGAACTGTACCATCAGTGTTAGAGTAAGTGTACTTAAGTGACTGTATCTCATCTGATGATGTGACTTTCTTCTGGAAAGTAACAGGACCAGAGAATACTGATTCTAACTGGTTAGACGCACCACCAATTACGGTTAGTTTGTCAGTTAAAACCAATTCAGAGAACGTTTCGATAGTTGTGTCCTCTTCACCCAACACGTTAAGTTGAGCAATATCTTCGTTAGTGATCTGACCTGTAACTGGGTTAATAACCTGGTTACCAACGAACAGTTCACCATCACTGTTAACACCAGAGTAGTATGCCACACCTGCTGCTTCCTTAAGTGACTGTGATAGTCTGACCTGTTGTGGTGATAGAACCTCAACCTGTGTAGATGGGAATGCAGTAGAGTAGTTACCTGGACCAAATCCAAGATACTCAAACGTGTGACCTGATGCTCTCAGAATTGAGTACCTTCGTAACTCAACCTGTAGCGGAGCAACAGACTGGTCTGGATTTAATTTCAGTGCTATCTTTCTTTCTTCTTCATCACCTAAACGTGCAGTAACAACTATACTATTCAGTACGTTAGATGTAGTATTATATCCTAAGTTATTTTCAGTCTCTAACAGTATAAACTGTGTGGTTTCCTTTGTAATAGATAACTGCTTGTTCTCATTAGGAGTTGGAGTAGCACCATCTGTAGTCCTAACAACACCCAAGACTTCATTATCAGCAATAGAAACAGCAGGTGCAGGGTCAGCAACTGGGTTGTCTCTGTCAAATGCAGGGTAGATATCTACAGTCTGTTGTGAGAATGCGAAGTCATCAAAGTTAGATGTTGCAGGTGATACTGACGCTGATAGTAAAGTCAAATAATATATACCATCCTGTACACCTCGAATAAACTCTTGGTGTGTTTCTACGTCGTAGATGTAGTAAGTTTTGCTATACGAAGGAGAGTTAGTTTCACTAGAGCGAGGCTGAAGTACGAAACCAGTAATGGGCGGTCTAGGGATTGGGAAAGCGTCCTTATCAAGGATGTATCTAAATCTGTATGTTCTGTCATTTAAGTCACGAGCGTCGGGTACACGACGGATAAAGGTAGTAGGAGTAAATCCTAGGTTTTGATACAAGTTATTAGCTTGTAGTGTGGTGTAAATGGTATTAGCGGAACTATCTACCTGAATATACCACTGTCCCCTATTAGTATCATACTTAATAGGTGATTCATCATCACCTGCTCTAGTACCTGTAACTTCAGGACCAGCAGGGTTGATGTCTGCATAGTGTGTAGTAGGTTCACTAGCACCTGATGCAATCAATGCAACATATAATCTGTCGGGAGTATTAACGTCATCTCTTCTTGCACCAATAGTATAACCCTGAATCTTAGAGGGTGGTCTTCCTAACTGACTGGTATATCCATAGAGATACAGTCTAGTAGAGTCTGCCTGTGATCTTGTTGATGCAATATCAATAGTAACCCAGTTAATTGAGATCTCATCTACATCCTCTAGTGATTTAGGTGGTATAACATGAGTTAATTGACCTGCTTTATCTTTTGTAAAAGCAGTTGCTTTAAATCCTTTACTTCTGAGAGAAGTGTTACCAAAGTTTGAGTTTGAGTTGGTGATAGAGAGGTCACCGCCTGAGTCGGAGAAGAAATGATCACCGAAACCAACAGCGAACACCGAGACGACTTGGATAAACGCATCATTTGATGCTTTAATGTGACGATGCCTCCAACTCTTTCTGTATTCGGCAAGTCCATTAATATGAGCACCAGATCCCGCAGCTTGGGGTTCATATGCTCCAGTACTTTGGTTGTATAGTACGAATGCTCTGTCATCTTTCTGCAGAGAGATACCAGTGAACTGAGCAACAACCATGGACTTAAATCCAGTTGCTTCAGCACCATCTGCGTGCATACCATTGATACCCCAAACTGATCTTAGAGAACAGTTAAAGACATATGGTGATGCTGAGTCAACTGTGTCAATTTCGACCTTAACCAGAATATTGGAACCGATAGCATTACCTGACGGTTCAGTTGACATTTGATAAGTGAACTGGTTACCCTGAGCAGACGTTACCAAGAACGAACCATTATAGAGGAGCTGATCCTGCTCAGTAGGACCAGTAACCCCAGATATATTAACAGCGACACCCACGGAGAATCCATGATTCTTCGGATTACCGAGTGCGTCAACTGTGAATGCTGTGGCGGTTTGTCCATTTCTTATGATTTGTGAGATAGCGAATTCGTCAGATATAGGACCAACGATTCTGTTTTCCTCAACCCTTACCTGTAACTGGTCTTGTGCGACAACACCTGATGAGTCAGGTATAGTAGCATATGCTTTAGATATCTTCTGATAGTAGAGTTCTAGGTCAGTAATATTAGCAAACTCAAAACACGTTAGCTTATGGTGTGAGAAGTTTGGTGCAATGGTACTTATGTCGTCAGATCTGTAATAGACTCCATTAGTGTCTCCATCAAAAAAGGATTGCTGCCAGAAATAGCATCCACCTGTGAGTTTAAAAATCGCAGCAGTAACAGGCTCGTTAGTAGCAGTAATACCGAGACTACCCTGAACTGTGGGATAAGGGACGTATTTCGGAATGATTTTGGTTCGACGTAAGTCCGAACCAACAACAGAGACACCACGAGGAGCAATGATACCACCAGCAGCTGCATTAAATTTATAAAGAACATTGCTAGAAGAAGTTAAGTCAAAGTTTGTGTTAGCATCAAAGGGTTGTATATCATTATAATCTGCTACACCAGGTCTATTATCAATAACGTAATCTGACGGATACAAGTATATACTGAATGCGTCGAATTCGTCATTACTTAGACCAACTCTGTATGAAAATCTTGCTACTTCTAGGAATGCACGCTGTAACGTCTTAAATGGACGTAACGCTGAGTTACCTCTATTATCGTAAGCATCCGAAGCATCAAAGTCGTCGGGGTTGACGTATATAATACGACCAGTCCTCGACGTGATGATATTTTTAAGACGGGTTAGTGCCATTGGGATCTGCTACCTATTTTATTATTTATCCAGTGGTCTTAGCGTTCAGTATTTGTGTGTAATCATCTGACTGAGACTCAAAACCAGTAACATTATATGAGATATCAGCAGCAGAACTATAAACTAAAATGTTTTGTCCTGGACCGACTACGATACCAGTTGTGCGATCAACAGCATTTGCTGCAATCGCTTTACCATAAGCGAAATAATCTTCCTCATTAGTATAAGTTGTTGCAGTAGCACCTATAGACTGTCCTGTACCAATAGTTGCAACATCAAATGTTAATGATGCTCCACCTCCACCACCAAGAACGGAGTCTGTAAGAGTTACAGTATCATTTGCCTGATAGTTCTTACCACCATTGATAAGAGTAACAGTAGCAGCACCTGCTCCATCAACTACAACATCAACCTTAAGAAGTGTTCCATTACCACCTGTAGGTGATAATCCACTGTATGTACCTGCAGCACGAGAAGCGTCAGCACCACTTACACTGTCCAGAGTTCTTGCTTTACCTGCTACAACAGTTGCCATGACTCTGTTTTCATCAGCAATAGTTGGTGTGTCATAAATCTGATCACCTGCTACAAATGCTGCAGAAGCACCATCAAGTGAAACTTTCAGTAAGTTAAGTGTCTTATCGAAAGAGTGTACATAACCCCATGCACCTGGAGTTACACCTGATGCTGCGATAGTATAAGTTGTCTCACCTAAAGTAAACTGATCAGCAGCAGTGAAAGGTGCACCTCTTAGTTTGTAGATGAAAATCTCTTCATAAGCAGGAGCAGATACAATGTTTAGTGACCAACCAAACCCTGCGTTATCATCAGCAGTGTTTGCTACTGCAGGTTCTGCGTATGATGCTAACGATAGTGGAGAATCAGAAGTGATCTCAATCTCCAAATAACATCCTGCTTGTCCTGCGGTTCCTACCTTAGTTACATTAGTGGTATACTCTGTACCACTTAATGATTGAGTACCATCAGTCTCTTCAGATAATCTGAACGGATGTCCTGAATTGGAAGCATCTGTCTGCCAGAATCTATATGTTCTTTCATTATTAAGGTTCTTATTCAGATATAGTTCGTATGTATTACCAATAGCACCCTCTGCAACAATAAATCTATCTTGGTTAGTGATAGGGTTAGAGAATTGAGAGAAGTTTAATGGTAGAGTAGCATTAGATGTACCACCAGTGATAGTCTCACCTTCAGTAAAGAAGTTAAGATGATAATCACCTGCATCAGTTAACTGTGTAACTGTAGTACCATCATTATGGTTAACAGCAGAAGTACCGTACATACCACGAACAACAGTCAAGTCGTTACCTGCAACAGCAGAAACCTGAATTGTCTCGTTACCAATCTGTATAAAACCACCTTCTAAGAATCCAGTTGCATCTGCAAGTGTAAGTGTAGTATCACCTGCAGCGAAAGTAGCACCTTCGTTGATAGTAGATGTAGTAGCAGAGTCGATAAAGCACTTAGCAAATGCTCCTGCAGGGATTGCACTTGCGGTTGTACCATATACTCCTCTTGTTACTGTCAATACATTGGTAGTAGTATTAATACCAGAAGCATTAATAGATATAATTTCTGTACCAGTATTACCTGCAGTATCAGAAATCATTAACCTTGCAGCATCTGCAAGACCTGTGTTTCTTGATACGTTAACTGCTGTGGCCCCCGAAGCTACATCTGCTATAGCGACGTGAAAAGTTCCAGACTCAGTGTCTAGACTTCTCAATGTACCTGCAACACCTGATGTACCACCAGTTACTGTCTCACCAAGTTGGAATATACCCGTTAAACTTGCGTTATCACCCGTTGTCTCAAGTAATTTCTCTACCTTAACCCATCTCTCTAAAAGAGCAGTGTCCTTAAACACATCAAGGAGTTTTGCTGTAGCTCCATTCTGGGTCGTAATATCTGCACCAGGTGTAGCATCAGTGAAACTGATACCTGGACTAATTTTTA